GCCTGGCACCCCTTGCAGCCCCGGGAACGGGGTGTTTACCGGCCACCCAGCCGTCGTCGTCTCAGTCACCGGTCAACGCGCCATCATCGCCATGCTGCTGTTCGGAGAACTCCGACAGGTCTCGGTCGATGTGACCAGTCTCGTAGCGCGGGAATAAGCCTCACAGCAGGAGAAATTCTGGCCTTGCCTCGATCCAGCACATCGTTTCAGCCAGGTCAGTCCGGCAATCCAGGCGGTCGCCCAAAAGGCATCGAGGCGCTCGCTCGTGAGCACACGCCCGCAGCCATCGCTGCTCTCGTTGACGCGCTCCGTTCGCCCAAAGAACGAGTTGGTGCGGCCGTCGCCCTACTCGACCGCGGCTGGGGTAAGCCAACCGTCACCGTCGAGGGCAACCTCGACATGATGCACAGCTACGTTCTCCGCGCACCAACGCCCACCGAGAGCGCTGATGAATGGCTCAAAATGCACGCACCCTCCGACAGCAGGCGACTACTGACGACGGACGACTGATCGCCTGGGAACCGCAAAAAGGCCCGCAGTCAGCATTCATCGATTGCCCGATCTTTGAATGCTTCTTCGGTGGTGCGCGCGGTGGTGGCAAAACCGATGCAGTGTTGGGCGATTGGGCGCTTCACGCAGATGAATACCGCGCCGACGCAATCGGTCTCATGATCCGCAGAACTCGCATAGAACTACTGGAAACTTTCGAACGTGCGCGCATCGTATATACAAAATTAGGAGCGCAACTCACCAACAACCCAATGCGCGCTACGATGCCCAATGGGGCACGCCTCACATTCGCATACCTCGAACGTGATGCCGACGCAGAGCAATACCAAGGTCATAGCTACACTCGTGTATACATAGAGGAATGCGGCAACTTCCCATCGCCAGTTCCAATCATGAAGCTGATGGCCACGTTGCGTAGTGGTGCTGGCGTTCCGGTTGCAATGCGGCTCACCGGCAACCCCGGTGGTCCTGGTCATCAGTGGGTGCGCGCACGCTACATCGACCCAGCGCCAATGGGCTGGAAGGTGCTCACCGATGGCAGCGGACTCGAGCGTATCTACATACCGTCCCGCGTGTCGGACAACGTCTACCTCGGTCCAGATTACGTGCAGCGGCTGCGTGCGTCAGGCTCGCCCGAGCTGGTCCGAGCCTGGCTCGAGGGCGACTGGAGCGTTGTCAGCGGTGCGTTCTTCCCGGAGTTCAGCATGGACCGGCACGTCATCGCACCGCGCACGCTGCCCGAGCACTGGCCTCGCTTCCGATCATTCGACTGGGGCTCAGCGCGCCCGTTCGCCTGTCACTGGTGGGCCGTCTCGGATGGAAGTGTCCCCGGAATTGCCAGAGGATGCCTCGTCAACTACCGCGAGTGGTACGGCATGAAGCCGAACGAGCCGAACGTCGGGCTGCGCATGACAGCGGAGGCCATCGCCGCCGGCATCAAGAGCCGTGAGGACGGCGACCCCAAGCCCATGACCGGCGTCGCAGATCCAGCCATGTTCGCAGAGGACGGTGGCCCGTCGATCGCGCACCGCATGATGGCCGGTGGCGTCATCTTCCGGCCCGCCGACAACAAGCGCGTCGCTGGGCGTGGCGCCATAGGCGGCTGGGACCAGGTGCGCGCACGCCTCGATGGGGATGCTGATGGCAAGCCGATGCTGCTGCTGTTCAGCACATCCCGCGATCTGATCCGGACGCTGCCTGCGCTGCAGCACGACGACGCGCGGCCGGAGGACGTGGACAGCGACATGGAGGACCATGCGCCCGACAGTTGTAGATACGCCTGTATGTCGCGGCCGTTCGTGCGCGATCTGGCGCCGAAGCTGGTCGTTGATAGCTGGGCCAGGGCTTTCGAGCGCGCATCACGCAGCGACGTGGACGCATGGAGAGTGGTTTGACTGACACCACCACGATGAGTGGCGCGAGCGACATGCCTGAACCGGCTGATTGCGTGGATGACGAGTGGCGCGGCTGTTCGTTCTGTGTTGACGCAGCGCCGCAGCCTGTCAGCAGCATGCGGCGCGTATATCGCTTGAACGCACAGGGTGGTTACGGCATGCCTGAGATGTGGGCATGCATGCAGTGTGCCCGCATCAAGCGCGAACTGCTGTGGGAGGTGCGCTGGCAATGACTGATCCAGACACTAGCACCGATCCGGCCATGTGGGCCGGGGCGTTCCTCGCGGCGTATGCCAAGGCTGAGGGCGTGCGCACCGATGCCGATCGGCTGGCGTTCGTCACGAGCTGGATGCGCGATGCCATGGAAGCCGCTGTCAACGAGGCTGTGCGGCACGAGACCGCGGCAATATGCCCACCAACCAGCTAGCACCGCCCGACATGCCGTGGCTCGCCGTGCGCAGCCCCATGGGCCCACCGAACGGCCTCGGGCCGCCGATGCTGAACTACGCCGCTCCACCGGATGCGGGTGGCCAGACACAGGGCAGCGCGATCGCCGAGACGGCAGCGAACATGGCGCAGGCGTGGCCGAGCGTCGAGGAGCAGCGGCAGATGCTGCAGCCGCTACCGGGCTGGCAGGGCACCGCAGTGGACGCCGCCAAGCAGTGGGCCGAGGGCGTCATGATGGGGACCACGGCGCCGGGTGATGTGCCGCCTCCGGGGATCGTGGCGTATCACGGCTCGCCGGCAGATTTTAACCGGTTTGACGACCGCTTCATCGGCACGGGTGAAGGGGCACAGATGTATGGTCGGGGACATTACTTTGGTGGTGTTGAGGAAACTGGGCTGAATTATCGAAACAACCTAAGCGGCTCACCTAATATCGCTGTAGATGGGACGCCGATCACAAAGGCGATGGAAGATGCCACGAAAGGCAAGGCCGAGGGCGACCCGACATTTGACGCTTGGGTAATGGCGCGTAATCGCGCCGATCATGCCTGGAACAACTACGCGGATGCTGTCGCTCCTAAGGCCACCCAGGACTTAATTGGCGCTGAAGCTGATAATGCAGCGTTGGCGGCAGAGAGATGGCGCCGGTTGGCCGCAGACGAACCGCAAGGCAAATATGAGAACTACCTATACAGCGGCACCCCAAACCCGGCAGACCGTGCGCAATGGACCGACTTGGCGCAGCACCAGGAACAGATGAGCGCAGAACTGCGCAAGCTGGCATCGTCAGAATGGAACCTAAAGCAGCCCGGCCACATGTACGAGGTGAACATCGGCGCTGATCCGGAGCATTTCCTCGACTGGGACAAGCCGCTCAGCGAGCAGTCACAGCATGTGCAGGAAGCGCTTAAACCACTCGGCTACCAGTCGCTAAAGGACGCATTCTCTATTCGTGCGGTAGAGAACGGACACGTCATCGATTACGTTGATAACTCCGGACAAGCCCGGACGACTAGCCGAGTGTTTCCGACGCAGGACGCCGCGGAACAGGCAGCGCGCGTGAGTTTTGACACGTTCGGCCGCAATCCAACAGGCGCGGAAATCGTGCTGCATAATCCAGGCATAGAAACGCAGCTACACGAGGCAGGTATCCCTGGTATTCGCTACCTCGATGCAGGCTCTCGTAACGCTGGTGACGGCAGCCGTAACACTGTGGTGTTCGACCCCGCCATGATCGAGATATTGCGCAAGTATGGCATCGCCGGCCTGATCGCTGGCGGTGGCGCAGCAGCAGCCGGAACGCAGCAACAGCCGAGCCAGTAGCGAGGGACCGTAATGGCCTTCACCAAGACGCGGACAAAGCGCGTCAAGCTGTATCCGGCAGGGCTTGGCAGACGCAACCTGCACCGTTGGAAGACAGAGCCCATGACGCGGGAACTGATGGACGAGATCATCAGGGTTCGGACGCAGCTGGTCGAGGTGTCACGTCCGGAAACATCCCGATTATCGGACGGAACTGTTTCCCTGATGTTCGCCTGACATTCTGTCGGTCAAGTTGTCAGGTCGGAAATAGGGCCGACCACGCATTTAAAACGGTATTTGGGTTCATAACGGCCTTATCAGGCCCACGAAATCAATGACATGAGCCAGTTGCATCACAGCCTTGAGAGGCCAGCATTCTATGCGCACAAGTGCCATGCCAAAGTGCGCGGCATCCCCTTTGAGTTCACCTATGAGCAGTGGCTTGCTTGGTGGGAACTGGAGCTGGGGAAGCGTGGCCCAAGGGCAAGACGCGGCTCGCGACGACTGAACTACGGCATGTGCCGCTTCCTCGACCGAGGGGCCTATGCTCTAGGGAACGTCTACTGCGGTCGGCCAAAGCACAATCGTGCCGACTACTGTGTCTCGGTTTATCTCAACGCCCCGCTGATCCATTCCGGCAGCAACAGCCAACCAGCATAGGGATTAGTCCCATGATCTCATCGCTGATACTGCTGCTCGTGTATCTGCTGATCATTGGCATTGTGCTGTGGCTGGTGCTCTACGTGCTGTCGGTCATCCCGCTGCCGGCGCCGTTCCAGCAAGTGGCGCGTGTGATCGTCACCGTCATTGCGTGCCTGATCCTGATCCTGCTGCTGCTCGACTTCGCCGGTATCGGCCTCGGCGGCAGGCCGCTGCTGCGATGAGCCACGGCGTGCTGCTCGGCATCATGTGCCTGGCGCTGGTCGTGCTGCTGATTGCGGCGGTGACATGACCGAGCAGGAGCGTGCCAACGGGCTGCTGGCGTCGATTAGCGAGCGGCTGATCCGGGTGCTCCCGCCGGCGATGCTGCTGTTGGTGATTCTCAACGCTATTTTCATGGCGGCGTTCTGGTTCATCTACGATCATAACGTCGTTGCCCGTACCGAGATTCTGAACCGCATAGTTGATAAATGCCTGCTGCGGCCATGAAAAAAACCCCGCACTCACACAGGAGAGCGGGGCTTGGAAGGTTCCTCATACCGAATCGCGGACCTCATCCTAGCACAGCGGAGCGCCGCCATGCCAGCCAGCATGAAGCACGTTGTCAGCGTCCCCTGGACCGACGAGGAGCGCACCACCCTGCGCCAGATGTGGCAGAACGGCATGGGCGTGACGCTGCTCGGGCGCATGCTGGGCCGCTCCAAGTATTCCGTCGCCAAACAGGTGCGGGCACTCCGCCTGGGGCCGCGTGGAGGCCCTGTAGCGCCGCCGCAACCGCCGCCACACCGCCAGCCACAACCGCAGCCGCTACGCCCCGGCGCCCACACCCTGCCGCCGCTGCCGAGTGAGATGAACGCCAGCGATTGATGTGCTATAACGAAACGGCTCGGAGGGCGCTTGCCACGCCCTGACCGAGCCTAACCGCCGACATGGAGGTGAGCCATGGCGAAGGCTGCTGAATATGTGCCCTACACAGGGCCGATTGTCACACGGGCGCAGGCCAAGGCAGCGGGGCTGCCGCGCTACTTCACGGGAAATGCATGTATACACGGACACGTGGTCGAGCGATTCGCTGCAAGCGGCAACTGTCGCCTGTGTTCCAACAAAAAGGCCGAGGCAGCCCACAAAGCGAACCAAGAGAAGACCAATGCTAACAGCAGGGCGTGGCTTCGTAGGAACAAAGCCAAGGCCGCTGCGCAGGCACTGGCCCGCAGGCAGAAAGACCCCGAGCATTACCGTGAGATCGGGCGCCGATGGTCTAGGAAGAATGGTGAAAAACGCAGGGCCTACCACCTAGCGAACGCGGAGGCGATAAAGGCTCGTGTTCGGCAGTGGGGGATCGACAACCCAGAGCGCTACCGAGCACTTCAACGTAACCGGCGCGCGCGAATGGCTGCAGCGGAGGGTTACCACACAGGCGCGGAGATAAAGGCACTTCTGAAGAAGCAAAATGGGCGCTGCGTTTACTGCTCCGTCAGCATCCTTAAGAAGTTCCACGCCGATCACATCGTATCGCTGGCAGATGGCGGCTCCAACTGGATAGGCAACATCCAACTCACATGTCCGACGTGCAATATGCGCAAGAACCGAACGGACCCGATCGCCTTCGCGCATCGGATGGGCCGTCTGTTGTAAAGGCGGATGACAGCTATCCGAAGGACCTCGATGAGCTACATGAAAAGCTTGTGCGGTGGTTTGAAGAGAGCGAACTTGCTAGGCAAGACGAAATAGCGCTTGCACAACGTGACCGCGACTACATTGACAATGACCAGTATACTAGAGAAGAGCGCAAGATATTAAACGAACGCGGCCAGCCTATTATTACGATCAATAAGCTGTCGCAGAAGCTCGAATTGTTGTGCGGCATGGAGCGCAAGGCCCGCACCGATCCAAAATGCTTCGCACGCACACCGGCCGAGGAGGACCGCGCCGACGCCGCCACCCAGTCGCTGCGCTACATCAGCGACGACAACACGTTCCCCCTGATCCGCAGCGCCGTGTTCAACAACATGCTGGTGGAGGGCGCCGGCGGCGCGGAACTCGGCCTCGAGGACGATGGTCAGGGTGGCGCCAACATCACGATCACCCATGTGCCGTGGGATCGCGTCTGGTACGACCCGCACAGCCGCACGCTCGATTTCTCCGATGCGCGATACAAGGGCCTGGTAATCTGGACCGACCGAGATCAACTCGAGGCCGATTACCCCGACGCTGACGACGTGATCGAGGCGTCGTTCAGCAGCGTTGACTTCTACTACGGTGACCGGCCGGAAACCGCGTTCTGGACCGACAACAATCGTCGCCGCGTTCGTTTGGTGCAGTGCCACTGGGACGAGCGCGGAACATGGTGGCAGGCGACGTTCACCAAGCACGGCATGCTGGCCAAGCCGCAACGCAGCAAGTTCAAGGACCGCAAGGGCAAGAGCACCTGTGGCCTCATCCTGCAGTCGTCGTACATCAACCGCGAGAACCAACGCTACGGCATGGTGCGCGGACTGATTTCGCTACAGGACGAGATCAACAAGCGGCGCTCCAAGGCAATGCACTTGTTGAGTGTTCATCAGGTGGTGGCCGAGAAGGGCGCGGTGTCCGACGTGGATTCGGCCCGCCGCGAGGTCGCCAAGCCCGATGGGTATGTGGAAGTGATGCCTGGCTTGAAGTTCGAGATCCAGCAGACCACGGACCTCGCCGCCGGCCAGTTCCAGTTGCTGCAACATGCGACGGCTGAAATGCAGCTCTCGGGGCCGAATGCAGCGATGTCAGGCACGGACCCGCGTGAGCTGAGCGGTCGTGCCATCCTGGCGCAGCAGGCCGGCGGCGCCGCACAGAACGAACCGTTGGCAGACGCCCTGCGCTACTGGAGCCGGCGTATATACGAGAGCTGCTGGATGGCAGCGCGGGAATACTGGACCGCCGGTAAGTGGGTGAGGGTGACCGACGACCTTGGGGAGACTCGATGGGTTGGGATCAACCGTCCGGTTCGATTGATGGATAAATTGGCGGATATGGATCCCCAACGGCGAGCTATGATCATGCAGCAGATGCAGCTACAGCCTGGAGACCCAAGGCTGCAGCAGGTGATTGGAATTGAGCATGACATCTCGGATCTTGACGTGGATATAACGATCGAAGAAGGTATCGATATACCAAGTCTCCAAGCAGAACAGTTTCAGTCCCTGGTACAACTAGCTAGTGTTCAGCCAGGACTTATTCCTGGCGATGTCTTGATCGCTGCTTCTGGCCTGAAAGATAAAGACATGATCCTTGAAAGGATGAAGGCCCATCAGCAGCAGCAAGCTCAAGCCCAACAACAGGCAGGGCAAATTGCTGCCCAGCATGGGCAGGCTCAGATACAGGACATGCAAGCCAAGGCAGCAGCCAATATGGCCCTCGCCAAGGAACGCAACGTGAGCGCGGCCTCTACCATTCACGATGCCCACAGAACTTTCATGGGCCTCCCTGACGATAATGCTACCCAGGTCAATCCGCCGCAGGCCGAGAACCCAGAGCAGATGGCTCCCGATCTTCAGTTAGCGCACCATTTAGCTGACCTGTCGCAGAAGCGAGCCGATACCGAGAAGACCCGCGCGGAGACATTGCTGACGGCTGCCAAGATCCCGGCGACCGCTCAATCCACGCTACACACGGCAGCGCAAACCATTCACACCGTCCACCAAGCCCATAACGTGGCAACGACCACGAACAGGTTGATGCGTACTCCGATCCCGGAGCCGACCCAGCCGGGTGGCGCGCCCTAAGTGACGTGTTTCCAGCTATATCCACTCAGGACCGCGTAGACGGTGGCTGGCTTTATTCCCAGTTCCTTGCCAATGCTCCATCCCGTCTTGCCGCCCGCATTCATGGCGCGGATGCGGCGCACCATAGGTTCATCAAGGACCGAGTTCCAGGTATCGATCCCTCGGTGTGCATAGCGCGCAATTTGAAGCCCGGTATCGTAAGCATGGATGTGGTTTTCGCTCCTGGAGCACCATTCCAGATTGGACGCCCGATTGTTGGTCTTTATCCCGTTGATGTGGTTGATTTCAGTGCCGTGGTTCGGAATATCGAGGAACGCATCCGCGACTAGCCGATGCACATAGTGCGTCTTGAACCTCTTCGGCTCGCCGGGGAAGCGTAGCGTGATCTGGAGATAGCCCATCCATGTCGGGTTCAACTTCCTGATCTTGCCCACGTAGGTGGAATTGCTTCCAGGCGTAATCCGTCTCACACGCCCCTTGTTGCTCACCTCGTAATCCGGGTGGGCTGGGATTAAGCGCCAGATTTCGTCTATGTCGTGATCAGCCATGTCGCTTTCTCCAGATAGCGTGATGGTCAGGGACCCGGTGGCTGCTGATACAGCGCCGGGTTCCGCACAGTAGCAGCTGAACGGTCTGACGGCCAAGAACCCCTCCCACAGGTGAGGCCGAAGGGCGGCACTCCGCGTCTGCCAGACGAACCGGGCGCGGAGTCGATCGCCACCACCACGATCACAGGACAATCACCATGGCTGCCAACGAGCAACTCGAGGGCTTCCTCGCGAGCGAAGTCGCGTCTGCCGCCGAACCGGCCCCGCCAGCCGCGCCAGAGCCACCGCCAGCGGCGTCTACAGACGGAGGCGGCGCTAAGGAGCCACCGGCGTCCAAGGTCACCACAACCCCTGACGACGACGGACCGCCCCCCAAGGCGCTCGAGGGCGAGGATGTCATTCCGCTCCGCGCCTATGAGGACGAACGCCGCAAGCGCAACGACTGGAAGGAGAAGGCGGCCAGGCTCGAGGGCGAGCTTGCCGCCTACAAGCGCCAGCAGGAGGACGCACAGCGCCGTGCCGCCGCACCACCACCACAACCCCAGCAGCCGCCGCCGGACCCCGCCACCAACCCCCAAGGGTGGGCGCAGCACGTCGTCCAGCAGCAGCAGGCGGCGCTGCTCAACGAGCGGCTCAACAACAGCGAAATGATGCTGCGAGACAAGATCGGGGACGAGAAGCTCAACGAGTACGTCGGGGAGTTCCGCAGCATGGCTGAGGCCGATCCGACGCTGTTCGGCAAGCTCTACAGCCAGCCTCATCCGTATGCCTGGATGACGCGCGAGGTCGATCGGCTGCGCCTGGTCCGCGATGTGGGCGACGATCCGGCCGCGTTCAGGGCGAAGATCGAGGCCGAGGCGCGCGCGAAATGGGACGCGGAAGCCGCCACCAAGCCACCGCCAGTCTCTCCCGCCGCCGGGCTGCAGCCGTCGCTCGCCACCGCACGCAGCGTCGCAGGACGCTCAGCAGGGGCCTGGACCGGAGAACCCAGCCTCGAGGACGTGCTCGCACCAGTGCAGAACCGCAAGCGCCCGAACGGCGCCGGCGGCTCAGTGCGTTACTAGCGGCGGTATTCGACCCCCAGCTTGTCAGCGATGGCGAACAGCACCTCGGACATCTGATCGAGGCGGCTCTGGGTCACGGCTTCGTGCAGCACGATCCGCTCAGTGTGCAGCTCCATCAGCTTATCGCGCATCTTTGCCTCATCACGCACGGTGCGCAGGTCGGCTTGCAGGCGCCGGATCATCTCGCCCAGCAACTCCAGGCGGACCGGATTGGATGTGTCGCTCATGCGGTCTTCTCACTCGGTTCTGGCGAACTTGCCGTGGAGTCTGCGCGCGGCAGCATCGCGGGCGGCTTTGGCCTCCTCGATAGTCGCGAAGCATCCGAGATAATGCACGATGCCGAGATGCTGAACTTGCGCTTGCCATCGACTGCCGCTCGTGCCGGCCGGATAAACGCCGAGTACGCCGCTCGTGCCGTTGTTCCTGTGGGCTTTAGACCTTGTGTTGTTCTGCGGATGGGTGGCTTCGCGCAGGTTGGAGATCCGATTGTCGTCTCTGATCTCGTTGATGTGGTCGATCTCAGCGGTTGGCCAGCGACCATGGACGTAGAGCCATGCAAGGCGATGGGCGAAGCGATGCCTGCCACCGATACAGACGCCGATGTATCCGTTCTTTCGTGGGGTGCCGGCCACAGTACCGCGTCGCCCGGAGTTGGCGGATGGACGAATATCGGGGCGATCACGCCAGATGAAGACGCCTGTCGCCGGATTGTAATCCAGCACGGAGCGCAGTTGGTCTGCGGTCAGAGGATCGTCTAAACGGGCTTTAACCATGATCTGCTCCAGCAGTGAGTGGCCAGAGGCTCAGCAACCGCCTGGCAGCGGTCTGGGCCTCGCTCCTGATAGCACAGAGTTCGCGGGACTTGCAGGCGTAATCGCCTCGTTTCGCCACGTTCCACGCTGCCGCCGAGCGGGGCCGTAAGGGTCCAGAACGGGCGTGATGGCTGCCGCCGAGCATACGGGCGTACGGACACACCAAACCCATATGCGATGGAGAATGCTACGTGGCCGATATGATTTTGACTCCTGCTAGACCGGGTTTAACCCCGCTGCAATGGCAGTCGGACTTCTGGGTTAACTGATATTGGCCCCTTCGCCCAGCGATGGGCGTCGAACAACCGGGTGAACTCAGGGAACAGCTCTTGCAGCCAATCCTGAGCCAAGGACCGCAGGATCAATTGTCCTTCGGCCACGGTGCAACGACCATCCGAGAGATCGGAGTAGAGCCAAGCGGCTCGAAGCGCCCGGTGCCCCTCTGGGGTAATGATATGGTCTCCTCTTCATGGCGACATGAAGCAGTCCCTAAGTAACGGGCGGTCGAGGACTAGCGTCCCTCGGCGAAGATACAGGCGAGTACTTGCGTGAGAATCAATTCACGCCTTATTTCGGAACCACAATGGACGCGATGATCCAGTTACAAACGGATCTCACGCGCAAACCCGGCGATACTGTCGTCTTCCCCACTGTCCGTAATCTCACCGGAGCCGGCGTATCTGGGAATACGGTCCTAGAGGGCAATGAGGAAATCCTCAACGCCCGCAGCCTCAACGTCGTGGTCAGCGTGCTGCGGCACGCCGTCGCGGTGTCGGAGTGGGACGAACAGAAGTCGGTCATCGACCTGCTGCAGGCAGGCCGCAGCGTGCTGAAGAACTGGGCCGCCAATAAACTCCGCAATGACATCATCTCGTCACTCGGGGCGATTACCGCAGACGGCAACGTGCAGCTCACCTACGCCGCCGCCACCGCCGCCCAGCGCAACACCTGGATGGTGAACAACGCCGACCGGGTGCTGTTCGGCATCAGCAAAACAAACGCGGTCAGCGGTGTATATGCAACTGCGCTCGCCACCGTGGACAACACCCAGGACAAGATGACCGCCGCGCAACTGACGCTAGCCAAGCGCCTGGCGCGCACGGCAACGCCCAAAATCCGGCCTATCAGGATCAACAACGACGAGGAGTGGTACGTCGTGTTCATACCGTCCCTGGTGTGGCGCGATCTGTTGTTGGATCCGGTCATCATCAATGCGCTGCAATACGCCTGGAACCGCGGCTCCGATAACCCGCTGTTCACCGCCGGGGATATTCTTTACGACGGCATGATCCTTCGTGAGATACCCGAACTGCCGATCCTGCATACCGGCGACACCGGCGGTTCGACTATTGATTGCGGCGCGTCCTACCTCTGCGGCGCACAGGCAATCGGCATCGCCTGGGCGCAGCGCACCAAGGTCATCACCAACGAGCGCGATTATGGCTTTATGAGAGGCGTTGGCGTGGAGGAAATCCGGGGCGTGCAGAAACTGCGCTTCGGCACCGATCCCACGGTGGATACCACCAAGCCGGTTGATAACGGCTCGATGGTCATATGGAGCGCGGCTGTCGCTGACGCATAGACGCTTGTAGCTACGACAGGAGGCTCTCACCGGGAGCCTCCTCTTTTCTCACAGGAGACATCCAATGGCCCATGCACCGACTGTGTCGGCTTCCATCACTGCGGCTGCGGCCGAGGCCGGCATCGAGCCGCCGACCGAGGAGCAGATCGCCGGTATCCAGGGCGCCCAGGTCGTGCTGCCGCCCGATAGCGCGGCCTCGGCCGGCGCACGCGGCGTTTACGACAACCTCGAGCACAACACGATGCTGCGCGATGCGGGATACGTGGAGCTTGGCGTTGATCCGGCAGACCCCGGCGCCGAGCCGGATGCGCCCCTGCCACCACCTGAAGGCAATGGCGGGACGGCCAGCGCGCCGGTCAACGTCGATGTGCCGTTCGTCGACCAGGCTGGCAGTGAGTTGCGCTGCACAATGGGCAACTGGACCGGCGAGCCGACCGCATACGTCTATCAGTGGAAGATGGACGGCACGGACATCCCCGGCGATGGCGCCACGCTGCCTGTCACGGCAGCCGACACTGGCCACAGTGCAACCTGCGTCGTCACCGCCGAGAACGCGCACGGCTCGACCACAGCGCCGCCGAGCAATGCCGTGGTGGTGGCATAGGTCATGACCGTCAGCGTCGGCACGCTCGCACAGCAGGCCCTGCGGCTTCTCGGCGTCCGCATCGTGCCGCTCGACGACAGTCCGACACTCACCGAGATGGTGCCGGTGGCTGACATCGCGACCGCCGCACTGGTGGAACTCGGCGTGCTGAACTCGGACGGCACGCCCACCACCGAGACGGTGCCGCAGGCGACAATCGCCACGGCAACCTTGGTCGAGCTCGGCGTCATCGCCTCGGACGAAACGCCATCGCCCACCGACCAGGCGCTGGTGCTCGACAAGGTGGCGAGTGTGCATGCGTCCCTGCAGGCACAGGGCATCGCGACGTGGACGCTCAGCGCCATCCCGCGTGCGTTCACCGAGGAATATATCAAGCTGACCGCGGCCGACGCGGCGTCGAGCTTCGGCAAGGCCGTAGACCCGGCGATCGTGGCGCTGCTCGAGGGGCGTGTGCGCGCCGGCGCCACCGTGCTCAACGCCGACATGCCGTTCATGTTGGACAAGGTGGCATCGGTGCATGCGGCGCTCGATGCGCAGGGCGTGGTGTGGTGGAGCGGCGATGCCGTGCCGCGGGCGTTTGTCGTGGAATACACCAAGCTGACGGTGGCGATGGCCGGCGCCAGTCTCGGCAAGGCAGTCGATCCAGCCATCATACCGGCGCTCGAGGGCCGCATCCGCAAGGGCGCGATGGTGCTGTCGGCCGACACCAACGCGCAGCAGGCGGTGCAGGCGGTCCACGATGATCTGGTGATGCGTGGCATCGCTCGATGGACCTCATTGGACATCCCAGAGGCTCTGGCCGACAGCTATGCTACACTAGCAGCGGATGCTCTGGCCCCATTGTTCGGGACGGATACTGACCCGAAGGATACTGTTGACGCCATGGTTGCGGTCTATCGGTATATCGCGCTGCCAAGTTCTGGTGAGACCGTGGCTACTTCATACTTTTAGAATGATCTGATGCCGTGATATAGTGGGGCATGAGTTGGCGTTCTGAATGGCTGAAGCGATCCTCCCCTGACGCAATAGCGGAATACCGAGCTAAGGAGAGCGAGCGGGCCAGGGCCTGGGCAGCGGCAAACCCCGAGAAGGTGAAATCGCGGCAAAGAGACCCTGCTAAAACGAGGGTTTACAAAGCGGCTTGGGCGGCTAGGAACAGGGGGCGCCGTTCTGCCAATCAGTTGGCGAAAGCTGCTGCTGCCCGGGAGGAAACCAAGCGAAAGCGCGCCGAGAAGAAGATACTTGCTTACCAGCGCAGGCTGG